AAAGCTATCGGTGAAATTAAAAAATTAGTTACAGGTTATAGACAAGCGTCTGTTTCCGAATCAAAATAATCGGAGGTATAAAATGGCAGAACAAAAGTTCCCAACTGAAATGATAGATTTACCAAGTAAGGGTAAATTATATCCAAAAGATTCCCCATTAAAAGATGGTAAAATTGAAATCAAGTATATGACAGCAAAAGAAGAAGATATTCTTACATCAGCTAACTTAATTAAAAAAGGTGTTGTGATTGATAGATTATTGGATTCATTAATTGTTACATCAGGAGTTAAATGTCAAGATTTAATTATAGGTGATAAAAATGCAATTATGGTTGCAGCTAGAATACTCGCATACGGTCCTGAGTATATTTGTGAAATAGATAACCCAAATACTGGTGGTAAAATTCAACAAACTTTTAATTTAGCAGACTGTCCTTTTAAAGAGGTGGATGATAGTATAAATGAAAATTTATTTGAATGTGAACTACCTGTTTCTAAACAAAAAATAAAGTTTAGTGTTTTAACAGGAAAAGATGAGAATTTAATAACAAAAGACTTAAAAGCTTCTCAAAAAATAGGTACTGGTGTTTCACCTGAATTAACTACAAGATTGAGATATATTATTAAAGAGGTTGATGGTGACAATACACCAGCCATAATCAACCAAACTTCAGTAAATATGTTATCAAGAGATTCGATGTTTTTAAGAGAAGAATTAACAAAAGTTTCTCCTGATATTGAATTATCTCAAGAAATAGAAATAGGAGGAGAATCCGTCAAGGTAGATATACCAATGACGGTTGGGTTTTTTTGGCCTAAAACCGGAAAGTAAATCCGAAATTCATAAACAAATATTTCAACTTATATACTTTGGGCAAGGTTTTACCCACAATGACATATATAATATGCCTACATATTTAAGACTTTTCTATTACAAAGAGCTAAATGAAGTTAAGAAAAAAGAAGCTGACGAAATAAAAAAATCTCAACAAAAAGGTCGTTCACGGACACCAAATGTCAGTAATCCAAGATTTAAAAGATAATTTTTTACATCTTTGATATTTATATATGAATAGATACATCTAAATAGGAGAGTATTGTGGCAAAGAAAAAATCATATATGAGTATTAAGAATATACTTTCAGAAGATATAGTATCATCTTTTCTAAAAGGACTTTGGAGAGGTGTTACTCGTAAAAAAATCAAATCTACAAAACAAGTCGAAAAAGACTTACAAAAAGCCGTTGATAAATTTAATGCAGGAATAGATAAACAATATTCTGCTATAAACAAAATCAGAAAAGCTGAAGGTAAACCTCCTAAGAAAAAACCAAAAAAATTAACTGTAAACGATATGGTGAAGGATTATGCTAAAGGAAAACTTTAAGAGATGATAAATGGCTGATAAATTATTTGGAAAAGAAACTATAGCTGGTGCAGAAAAAGTAAGAAATACTGCGGCTGAAATACAAGATATTTTTGGTAAAATTGACATGACTCAATTATCTAAGGGTATGCAAACAATGGCTAAATCTTCTCAAGATATGGCTGGTGAGTTAAGTAATAGTCTTAAATATTCAAAAGAAAACCAAAAGATAGCCAAAAATCAATCAAAATCTGCTGTTCTTCAAGCTAAGTATGCTACATCTCAAAACAAAATAGCTAAAACATTCAGAAGTTTCCAAATTTCTATGTTAAAAGGTCAAGATGATTTTACTACAGGATTAAAAGAATCCTCACAAGAATATAATAATTTAAAACAAGGTGCAAAAAATTTAGTGACTGAAATGGGTAACGCACTTGAATCTGTTAGTGAGTTAGATAACTTGTTTGGAGGAGTGGGGCAAACCATCGGTAGTTTTGTAACTAATCCATTAACTATCGCTACAGCTTTGTTAGTGGGTTTTAATGCACAACAAGAATCTATTGCTAAAGAATTTGGAGCTATTGGTGTAACGGAATTTAGAGATGAATTAGCAGGAGCATCACAAGAATTTGTTCAATTAGGTATGGAGGGTAGTGAAGCTCTAACTACCATAAAAAGTTTAGGAACAGAATTTGGTATTAGTTTTGAAGCTGCTACTAATTTAGCTGATTCAGTTGCGGACTTATCAGTATCTACTGGTTTAGCAGCAACGGATAGTACAAAATTATTAGGTGCATTAACTACAATTGGAGGTTTGTCAGAAGATGCAGCTTTAAATTTTTCTAAATCAGCTGAACAATTAGCGATAGCTAATGGTATTGCTCCTAATGTTATTTTAAAAGATATAGCAGACAACACAGAAACATTTGCTAAATTTTCACAAACAGGAACACAAGGTTTAGCTAGGGCAGCTATTCAAGCTAGAAAACTTGGTGTTGAACTTAGTGATGTTGCAGGTGCTATGGAAGGAATGTTAGATTTTCAAAGTTCATTAAATGCTGAAGTAGAAGCTTCAGTATTATTAGGTAGAAATTTAAATTTACAAAAAGCTAGAGAATTATCATTAGCTGGTGATATAGAAGGATTCCAAACAGAAATTTTAAAACAAGTTGGTAGTGAAGCTGAATTTAACAAAATGAATGTATTACAGAAAAAAGCATTAGCTAGTGCTACAAATATGAGTGTCGAAGCATTAAGTAAAATGGTTTCTAAAGAAAAAGAAGCAGTTACATTATCAGGTGCATTTGCTAAAGCTTCGAAGGATATGATACCAGAAGAAGCTATGACATCTACTGCTCAAATATTAGCAGACTTTCAAGTATTAGGTATGGAATTAGCAGAAAAATTTGGTCCTGCTATACATGGTATAGTTAGTGCATTCTCTTCTGTAGTTGGTTTTTTAATGGAAACAAAAGTAATTTTACCGGCAATTATTGGATTTATGGCTACTTTAAAAGTGTTATCATTGGCTGTTGCTATAGCTAATACATTTACAACAGCGATGAAAAGTTTTGACGATATTCCACTTGTTGGTATAGCTCTTGGTATTGGTGCGGCAATAGCAGCTATTGGAACACTTATGTCATTTGTCGGAGACGCAGTAGTTCCAGCTGGAATGACTGATAGACCAATGGTTTCACCTGCAGGTAGTCCAAATACATTAGTGGGTAGAAAAGATGATGATATTTTGATGGCGCCAGGTATTGCAGGAGTTAAAGCAGCTGCAAATACTGCAACAAATGTAGTTAACAATACAGTAGATACTTCTCGTTTAGAAAAACAATCAGTAGCTACTAACACTAAATTAGACCAACTTATAACAGCTATGATGGATGCACCTAAGAAAACAGGTAAAGCTGCAGGTAAAGCATTCGGTGGGATGATGTAAGGAGAAATGAATTGGGATTAGAACAATTAAGAAGTGTATTTCAAGATCAACTATCTGATAGAGCTGATGAATTTACAACACAGACTAATCAAAACTTTATGGAACAAACTCCAATTTTTGATTCTTTGACAAGATCAAGTTTAATTGATTTTACAACAGTAACAAATACATCTCCAGCATTTCCTCAAACTTATTCACCATTAAATGAAATTATAAATGGTGAATTTACACAAGGTACGGGTGATAGTTTACAAAATCATAGTTGGACAGATTTATATAATAAAAATCATACTTCAAAGGATATTAGTAACCCAAGTCCTAGAAGTCAAAATCCATATCAAAGATTTAATTATGGTAACTCAAATGTTAATCAAAATTTAGATATAAAAAGTAATGTAAATTCATTTTTAAATATACCAATGAGAGATTCTGTCATAAGTGGAGTTGGTAAACTTATAAATAATTTAAACTTTCTTGATAGTAATATAATTGGTGGATTTGGTGATTTTTTACAAGATATGGGAAAAGAACCATATATAGTTAGTAATTTACCAACAACAAATGATTTTGGAATTAATGGACGATTAACAAATGCCGGAGGTAGATTAATACCATTAGCTCGTCCATTAGTAGATACATTAAGGATTGCTAAATATTTAACATCACCTCAAGGAATAGCTAACATACTTGCAAAAAATGCTCATCTTATAGTTCCAGATACGGTTGTTAAGAATCAAAAAGAAGATGGTTTAATTAGAGTTCCACAAAGATTTAATGCTGGATACAATCCTCTTTCAACACTTATTGCAGCTGGAGGAAGAGTTCTTGGACAAGGATTACCTAACTTTGCAGCTACAACAGGATTTACAGGTGAATATGGTGCACCCATAACAGCTGATATGGATTTTAATCCAATAGATATAGAGTTAAGACAAGGTTACATTCCAACACCAGAAGATAAAATAAATAATACATTTACAGGAGCTACATATGATGTGGATGGTGAGGATGGAGATGGAAATGTAGGAATTACAGGTAATAAATTAAAAGACTATTTAGGTAAAATTGGTATTGGTGGGCAACCAGTAACACCTACATCAACTGGTGATAAAATGACTTTAGCTCCTATGATTAAAGGTGAAAAGTTAAATGTTACTAATACCGATACAGAAGCTGAACTTGGAACAACAAAAAAATCATTTAACGCTTCTATAGATAATGAAAAAGAAGGAATGCCATTATATTTCAAAGATTTAAGAGATAATACTTATATATTTTTTAGAGCTTATTTAGAAGGTATAACAGAAGACATATCACCATCTTGGTCTGAAACAAATTATGTTGGAAGAAGTGAACCCGTTTATGTGTATGAAAGAGCTACAAGAACAATAAACTTTTCACTTAAACTTATGGCTCACACAAAAAAAGAATTAGATGCAATATGGAAAAAAATGAATAGATTAACATCACTTGCATATCCAGAATATGCTAAAGATGAATTGTTATCAGAATATTTATCTAGTACGGATTCAGATGGAAATGTTACAAATTCGGTAAGTAAGACAAGAATGAAACCACCTTTGACTAAATTTAGATTAGGTGATATGTTTGGTACAACGAATAATGAATTATTAGGTTTTATTGACTCAATTAGTTATTCAATTCCTGAGGGTTCAACTTGGGAAACTAAGAATAAAAAAAGAATACCAAAACACATTATGGCTACATTAACGTATAAAGTTATTCATGGAGAAGTTCCAGGTTTATATAATCAAAAGGGTGAAGAATATTCATTCTATGGTGCAGTTCCACCTAAACCAGTAAATGGAGGTTAGATTAATGGCTAGATATAATTCAACTAAAATATCATCAAAGAATAAAAAAAATTATTACAATACAACTATTTATAAAAAAGTACCTGAAAGAGATACTGATAGATATTTTATTGCACAAGAAGGTGATAGATGTGATAATTTAGCTAATGAATTTTATGGTAATCCAAATCTATGGTGGTTTATAGCTAGAGTGAATAATTTGACAACAATGAACATTCCAGCCGGAACATCTCTAAGGATACCAATTGATACAGAATTTGCAAAAGGGTTATAAAAATGATAAATAAAAGAATATTTGGAGCTCCGATACCAATAAATGTTCAAAAAAAGTTAGAAGCACGACAACTAGCTGCTGTAGGTGATAAAAAACCACTTGATGAAATAAATTCCAATTACAAAGATGAAAGGCCAGATGCCTACAAATACAATGAATTAATTCCAAGTAATTTTAATATGGAGGCTGACTTATCATCTAGAACACCATTTGCTAGAATGTGGACTGGTGTTTCATTAGTAAATGAAAGAGAGTTTGAAATTAAAAAAAGTGAAGATGGTGTAGATGATTCTACATCTACCACTATAGAAACATCTAATAAATCAGCAGACGATTTAGACAAAATAAATAAAGTTTTATCTCAAGTTAAATATAAAGAATTAGAAAGAACAATTTATGTAATTGGAACTAATAACTTATCAACTCTTGATAATTCTTTAAACCCAAATAATTCTCAACAAAGTAACATACATCAGGCTATTTTTCCACCTGAACATGGTGTTGAAGAAGATAGAAATAAATTCTTAAAACCTCAAGCTGGTATAACAGGTGTATCAAGTGAAACAGAGGGAATAATGGGTAGTATTAAAAAAACAGAAGTAAAATTTATTGTCCACAATTTTCACGATTTTGATAAAATATATAGTAGATTTTTTTTAAGACCAGGTGCACAAATATTTGTTGACTTTGGTTGGGACGCTTTAAAAGATTTAGATGGAAATCCAATAAAATTATACGACCCAAGAGATATATTAAATTTAAAATCAAGAGATAATCAATTATCAAATGATGAAAAAGTAGAACATAAATTATTTGGTCAAAAAGATAGAGACGATGACATAGATGAAGATGGATTTGTAACTAAATGTAATGGTGATGCGGAAACTGTAGTTGGAATAGTTACTGATTATAGTTCTAAAGTAACAACAAATGGTTCAGTTGAATGTAGTGTAACAATTACATCTAAAAATTCAGCTTTATTATTGTATCCAAAACAAATTGGAGAAAGTACTCAAAACAGTGCAGCTCAATTTGATTTTGATTTGGATAATTTAATATTTTATGAACAGGCTTATAATTTAGGGAGTTCTACGGATAGAGGAAGTTTAAAAGATGCAGTTGATAAAGTAGCCAATGCTAGTAATTCTGTAGAAGATGAATTATCTTTTGATAATTTTTTAAATAGTGTGAAGATAAGATCTTTTGGAGGTAAAACATTTATTCCAACTGCTATGGCTCAAATAAGTGGATTGTTTATTCCAGGTTCAACAGACTATGAAGATGCTTATATGTCTTGGGGTTTTTTAGAAGATAGAATACTTAATAGATATTTTGGACATGGTGATAATGCAAAATCAATTATAGATAATACAAATGGAAACTTTTCAGTTAAAATTGATTCCTCTGATGCTTTTACTTCGTTTGAAGTAGGATTTTTGGATAAACAAAGAGAAATGGAAGATGCTACAAGTTTTTTAGTTCCAACAAATTGGGATTTATCTTATAACAATATGAGAGATGGTAAACCACCAAAATCTGGAGCAACAGATTCTCAAAGACAATTTGAGATGTTGAATAAACCAAAAATAAATGATGATGGTGTATCAACAGCTAAATTTAATGACGCTAATTTATTTAATAAAAGAGTTCAAAACGACAAAAAAAGAATACAAGAATTTATTAAAGACAGATACAAAGCTGGAGACAAAAAGGGAGATAAATTTAAAGAAAAAAGTAAAGTTATTGAAGAAGATGGGTTAATAACAAAATATGATAAATTATCAAAAAGAGTACCATTAAGAGAAATATTTATTAATATTGATAATATTAGAACAGCTCTTAAAAATGAAGCTAATACTACATTTAGAGATGTTGTTCAAGAAATATTAGATTCAATAAATGATGAATCGTATGGATTATGGGATTGGAAATTGGTTGGAGAAGAAAATATTTTAAAAGTTAATGATATGAATTATTCTGAAACTTCAACAGGAACAATAGATGAAAGAAAAAATGAATTTGATAAAATATTTAAATTTGAAATTATGAGTAAAAATTCAATAGTAACAAATTATGAAACATCTTTTGAAATGCCAGATGGGGATATTGGAAGTATGTATGCAATTCAAGCTATGACTGGAACACCATCTAAGATGAATCCAATATCATCAGTAATAGAATCACATTCTGCATTGTTATCCATAGCATCTAAAGCTAATTTAGAAAAAGTAGGGATTAGATATTTACCTGATTTAGGAGCATACAATGCACTAAATGCAGATAGTGGTGAATTTAATAAAAATAAAAAATTAAAATATTATAAAGATATTCAGAGTCAACTTGATAACAATGTAGAGTTTTCTTCAACTTATGGTACTGGTGTTGGTACAGTTAGTCCATCAATACAATGGACTCCAAATTCACAAGAAAAAAACAAAGGGACAAAATCTAATACTAATAATGAAGTAGATCATAATGTTCAAGCAAGAGAAGAACTTATGCAAAAAGCACTTATAGAAGAGGGAGCACAGATTGTTGATAATATAGATGATTATTTCCACTATAAAATAACTGGAGATTTTATAACTGAAGACCATTTTAAATCAATGCCACTTCCAATGAAATTAGAAATAAGTATTTATGGTATATCATCATTAAAGCCTGGTGATATATTTAGAGTTGATTATTTACCTGAAATATATATGGAATCAGTTTATTTTCAAGTATTGGGTGTTTCACATGATATTAGTAGTGCTGGTTGGTACACAACTTTAGAAACACAATTTAGAGTTAGTCCACATAGATATGAAGATTCAAATATGAAGACTGCTCCTGGCACTGGAACTGATGAAGAAGCAGAAAATTTAAGAAAAGAATTAGAAGAAGCTAATCTAAATATAAATCCTGAAGATATTAATAATGTTGTTAAAAGAGCAGTGATAAAAAATAACGCTCAAAACAGTGGAGAAAAGGGAAAACCTTATTTTCTTGGTTCAAATTTAAAGGCGGGAGAGTTATTATCTATAGATATTGATGATAAAAAAGCTTATATGTGGGATACGGATGCTAGTGCTCCTTCAACAAATTATCGTTCTTCTATAAATGATACTAATATAAAAAATAAATATTGGCAAAGAATGAATGAGGGTTCATTAAAACCATATGAGAATGACTGGTCATCAGGTTATTGGGATTATGTAAAAGGTACTAATGTTAATGGTGTACCTATAGTTAAAAAAGCTTCTATTTTTAAATATCCTAACCAACAACTTATTGAAGGTAATAAACCAGAAGAATTTAAAGGTGATTCAGGTAAAGATATTATTCTAATAGATAACTTTTCTAACTTAAAAGGTTATATGTACAAAATATTAAAATTAAAGACAACCGACTATGAATATTTTGATAGATTGTTTACATTTGAAGTTTTTAGTGATAACCCTATTTATGTGGCTAATCCATTATATTATTGGGATGACCAAGTAAATAGATATAATGGTTATGGTTCAGGTCCTAATACTTATTTTCATAACGAAAAAGACACTTATCAAGGGGGAGTATATTGGCCAGGTGAAAAATGTTATTTAATTGTAAATAGTGGAGATCCAGCTAGATGGTGGGCTGTTATTCCTGCAAATCCTAATTCAACAACAACATTGGATATGATGGATTGTTCAGTTAAAGATCCAAATTGGGGTGAAGAAGAATGGGAAGATGAATCTGGTAGGTTGCAACCAGCAAAATATTAAAAAAAGCTTGTTTTATTCAAATAAATGTTATATATTGAGATACGATGTATTGTGTTATACCTATATTTAAAGAACCTTTCCTACATCCATTACATAAAAACAATGGATTATCGGCCTTATGGGTTAAACCTAAAGACGATAAATCATTTTTCATAATACAGAAACATCCTGATTCGGATAAAGTATTGGAAGATTTCAAATGGTTAAATGAACACTCAATCCTCACACCTGATAAAAAAATATTAAATCACTTTTATGAATTTGATAAAGTTACAGATATTAATTACTTGTATTGGGATGATACGGGTAAACCATTTGAAAAACATATAACCAATAATGCAATAGATTTTCTGAGTAACAAGTTCTACAATGTTAAAAAACTTAACGAAATCATACCATTATCGAAACATAATGAGTATTGTAATGATATTGTGAAATCAATGGGGAACTTAATCTTTGATTCAAAAGATGAATATATGAGTGATGTTGTGAAGGCATTTACATCTATTGAAAAGAATGGAATCAAAGTATCCAATGATATATGTGATATATTTGACATAAGAGTAAAGAAACATATATCTAATGGTAAGTTATATTCACAATATAATCTATGGACAACAACAGGTAGGCCAAGTAATTCTTTTGGAAGTGTTAACTTTGCAGCTTTACCACCTGAGAAAAGAAAAGGATTCATAGCTGAAAACGATTCATTAATAGAGTTTGACTTTGATGCATATCACTTGAGATTAATTGCTGACTTGGTTGATTATGATTTTGGTACAGAATCAGTACATCAACACCTTGCAGATTTCTATGGTTCAACATATGAAGAATCAAAACAAATATCATTTAAACTACTTTATGGGGGAATAACAAAGGAAATAAGAGAAAAAGTCCCTTTTTTCGATAAAGTACATAATTATATAAATAAGAAGTGGAATGAAATAAATACTCATAATCTTGTTTATACTGATATTTATAGACGGAAACTATTAT